CGTTGCGCCCTGCTGCGCTGCGCTGAATCCGCTACGCACGTTGGAATTAACGAGCGTGGCCGAGTCAAGCGAGCCGTTGATAATCGCCTGATCCGCAAAAGCAACACCAATCGCCTGTGTATTAGGCATATCAATACCCCTTTAGGTGGTGCCCCCGGCGAGTTTCCCCGCCGAGGGCGTTGCCATTACGAAATGCGGTAGACAGTCCACGCGCCAACGCCGGTCTTGCGGCAACGGAAGTGGGCCGACGTTCCCGCCGATACCGCACCCGCACCGACCAACGTCCAACCCGTGCCGACAGCAACGGTGATTGCATCCGAACCCGACGCATCAATGTTGATGACGAAGAAGTCGAACGCAGAGTCGTTCTTTTCGCTCATCGACGGGTAGGCGGCCTCAAGGAGAGCCACCGTCGGCAGCGTCAAGTTGCCAGCCGTACCGTTGAAAGTGAAAAGACCCGCGACCAGTTCAGCAGGGGACGCCGTGGCGGCTGCCGTCAAAGCAAGCGGGGCAACCTGCGAGAAAAACAACGGCTCGCCATTGTTGCCGTCGCCAATCTGATATCCACCAGAACCATTAGGAAGTGCCATTTTAGTTACTCCAAAAAGATAGGTTAATCATTAGCCCCAGAGGCGGACAGCCATCTGCGGACGGATCACCGAGTAGCCATACAGCACGTCGATACGGCACGGCATACGGTCGTTGTTGATGTCGTACTGACGAACAACGCGCATGGAGACACCGTTGTGGACCTGACGCGAAGCCATGTCAACGCCCTGCGGGAGCAGGAGGTCAGCCGTGGCAAACGCAATCGCGTCGCGGTGGTACACGAGGTTCTGCGGGTACTGGCTCGAAGCGCCACCCAAGAACGTCACGGCCGCGCCAGACTGCGGGAACGAGTCCACCGTGGCAAGAGCGTTGCCAGAGGTGTAGATCGCCGGGCTGATCGACACAGACGCATAAGCGCCAGCAACAGCCGTCACGTCCGCCGTCACCACAAACTGCTGGAGCGAACCAGTCGATTCGCGGGTCTGCGGGTTGACAGCAAACACGTTCGCAATCGTGAACACGTCGCCCTTCTTCAAGGTCTGCGTGCCAGTGCCGGTGATGGCAATGGTCGAAGTTCCCTGAGCGGTGACGGTCGTGGTCACGGTGTGAGCGCCCGTGCGGGTGCCGGTCGTGAACTGCTTGATCGACTGCGACATGGCAAGTTCGTCGTAACCGAGGATGCCTTCGCCCATCAAGCCGCTCTTGAACTGCTTGCTGATCGTGGACACCGGGTTAAACAAGCCCTTCATGCCCTCGACGAGCGCGGCGTTAGCAGCCGGGTTCACGGTGGCGTAGCGGGGCGACATGCCAGCAGCGGCTTCGTTCAACTTCTGCTGCGCCTGCAACAGAACGAGCGAGGTGCCCGGAGTCGTGCCCGGAGTACCAACCGACTGGTAGATGCTGTTGAACGAATTGGCAACGTCAGCGTCGATGCTGGAGGCCAACTGGCTGATACGCGGCTTCAGCACGCGCTCGGCAAAGTCGTCCAACTGCATCGTCATTTCGGCGGTCGTAAAGTTGACGCCGATGTGCTTCTGCGAAGCAACCGTCAAGGTCGTGAACTGCTCGTTGTCGTCCTGAACTTGCAGGGCGGCACCGTCCGTCACAAGGGCGCGGTCCGGCAGACGGATACGCAGCGTGGTGCCGATCTTGGCGCCTTCGACAGCGTACGAGTCGTCGTACTGGCGGTTAACGTTACGGGTGATTACAAGGTTGTTCTCAAGAATTTCGAGAGCCTTTCTCGTAATCATATCAATTGTAAGAAGTGTATTAGCCACGAAAGTGTCTCCAAAAAGATGTTAGCGGTTACGCGCTTCCCACTGCTTAATCTGTCGCTGACGCTCGCGCTCGATCCACTCTGACGCACTCATGGCCGCGATGGACCGTGGGTCTGTCGTGTCGTAGACCGGAGCGCCAGTGCCTTTTGCCGTGACAGGCTTAATAGGCGGGGGCGCACTGGTAGTCTTCTTAACCGGGGCAGGACTGTCGGCCATTTTGGCCTCAATCTTCCCAATTTCCTTAGCCTGAAGGAACTGCGGTAAGCGGGAAATGCGCTCGGCTTCCTTCGGATTAGACCCCAGAAAGTAGGCTATATCTGGCCCCAATTCTGACGCCTGAATCGTCTGTGCCATCACAGTCGTGATCGGCAGCGAGTTGTTGTACGCGACTTGCTCGAAGTCGTCGTACTTGTCACGCGCCGCTTCTTCACGCTCGTGATACGCCTCTAGGAGAGCCATCTGCTCCCGCTCTGCTTCGCGTCGGGCGAGGAGTTCCGTTGCTTTGCGTTCGGCCAGAGCCTCGGCATAAGCCTCGGGGTCTTCGTCTCTGCTAGGCAGTGCGGCTGGCTCAACCGGGGTCGATTGCGCCTTTAGCACCTGCTCTCTTTCCCAACTCTTACGCGCTTTCCTTAGTCTTTTATCAATGACTTTATCCAAATCATCTTGTGTAAAGAGTTTTGGTTCAGTCTTCTCCGGCTCCGCTACCTCGGGGGTAGCATCTACGGTTTCCGGGGCTGCCGTAGCCTCGGGTTCCGACACGGCCTCTGCCGCTACAACTTCAGGGACTTGATTTTCGTCCGACATAAACTTCCTTACGGAAACCTGATGAAACGCATCAGTACGGTCAAACTTTAACTTACAAGTTGCTTATGTGCAACAAGTCGTGTTGTTTAGAAACTACGGCTCAATTCGGTCCAAGTGGTCGAATCTCGCTTTAAAAGGGTTACGTAATCGTTTGAAGTGACCCCGGTAATATCGGTGCCACCCTTCAAAACGATGTTGGCGTTGTTGTCAATCGTTACCGCCGCCGACAAACGAACGGTAATAACCTGTCCATCGTTAGCGCCGGTAAAGTTGGTTACGGTAGTCGCGGTTGAGTACGCGGCAAGCGAAACGTAATCGTTATAAGCCACGTTTGGCGTAGCGCCTGCGTTTGGGTACACATACGACGAAATTGGGTAGTTGATCGGCGTATTGCCAGAAACCATGACGAAATGCGCTCGACCACGCGCCCACGAGTAGTATCCCGGCCCATCTTCCGTTGGAAAAAACGAATTGTTTTTCAGGATGTGCCCGTTGGAGTCGCCAGCATTATCTTCCGCCATCTCTAACTGATAGTTAGGCGCGGTGTTGGTAACGACATTGTTGGAGATAGTGCAGTTGGTTAGCGTGTAATCCCCAGCCCCATCACTGACTTGGTACGTGAAAATAGCCGGAACTGGCAATCCGTTAGTAATAACATTACCGCTAATCGTAACGCCGGACATGCCCGTTCCAGCAAAGCCGTTGATGCCAGCAACATTGTTGTAGGCGTAGGAGGCCGGATTGGTCGTTGCGTTGTTCCACGCCGACTCAACGCCAATAGAAGCGCGATCCACGTTGCCATTAAACACGTTGTCAATAAACGCGCACCCATCGGACTGCACGGCGCAGTACGCAAAGTACCGCGAAGTTGTGCCGCCCGTCACACGCACTTGGTTATTGCTAAACGTGTTGTTCTTGGAGCCGACGTAAGACTCCAGATGCGCTTCGCCATTGCTTACCGCAGTCTGAATGTCGTTATTAGCAACCACGTTGTCAGTTGACCCGTAAGCAAACGCGATAGCCGTTGAGATGTTATTTACTATGGTGTTGCCAGAAATGGTGTTGTACTTGGCACAATGCTGCGCCGAAATGCCGCGCACGTTTGACTTAATGACATTTCCGGTCACAGTCGTGTATTGCGCCGCAGGAATGGAAATACCGTAATAACCGCCGTTTAGCACGTTATCGGCAATGACGTTCCATTGGGCAAAATACGTTGCGGTAGCAGCCGTAAAGGTTGCCTTCCAATACGCGGTAGCGTCTGCGTAGGGCGCGTAATTAAGTTCCGAGTTAAGGATGTCAATAGCGATGCAAGGGCCGTTGTCTGGGTTTGCCAGCGTGGCCACGTTGTCGCCGGTAATGACGTTTCCGATAACTCGATTGAAAATAGTAAACGCTGCGCCAGCAAGATAAGAGCGCAAGAAAATGCCGCCCTTGCCTTGTGCAAAATTGACGTTGCCAATGATGTTGTTGATAAACGCGCAGTGCGACGGGTTCTCTGCAACCAAAACGGCAACAGACCCATTGGCGTAACTAATTAGTTGATTGTTTGCGTCAACAAACAGGTCTTGCATCGTAAAGTTGAAGACATTTGATGAAGCGCCGCTTTGTTTGCCTTTTAGCAGGATCATGGCACTGCTAGAGGTAAACTTAATAGTTCCGCCCTGCCCCAAAAGGCCACGGCAACCATTTTCTACAATTAACTTTCCAGAAACCGCGTAAGTTCCGGGCGGCACAGTAACAACAGAACCGTTGGTCTTAGCAGAAGCAAACGCGTTGTTAATTGCTACAGTGTTGTCTGTAACGCCATCGCCAACTGCACCAAAAACGGTTATCGGCACAAGATTGTTTGCGCCAAGAGAGT